TGTAATAATACATACAAGATAAACGAAGCCCAACTTTTAATTTAGTTGGGTTTTTTTTTGTGATGTTCTTTAAAATTATGAATGTATAAATGATGTGAAATTGAGGTTCGAATCCTCGGTGGAGGGTTATAGATGGCGCAGTAATGCTAAGTGTATTCCTATAATTCCTCAACCTAATAGTTAGGAAGGTATGACGTGCATTTTATTTTAAAGCTTAAAAATATGGAACAAAAGTTTGTTGAAATAATAAAAAAATTAAAAGGAAAAAGAATTTCTGTAGCAGGAATGACATCCATACTCATGATACAACATGGCATGGAAGGTGGATATATGTTAGTAAGAAAAGTAATTACTAAAGAATTAGAAAGGATGAAATAATGAAAATTGGTGATAATGTTAAATATAATAAACTATTAAAAGGATTAGATTTTGGAGAAATTGGAGTTATTTCTTCTATACATGAAACCAATGAAAATAATAAAAAAGATTGGATAGTAATTGTATATAAACAAAATATGGGTAAAAATAAGGTTTATGCTCATAGTGCAAATAAAGAAGATGTAGAAAATTGTAATGTACCTGTAACTCAGTGGTAGAGTTCCTGATTGTTAATCAGATTGTCGTTGGTTCGATTCCAACCAGGTGCGCAATAAAATGTACTTTGACGTATTGAATTAAAAATTGGAGACTTCGTGTCTCCGCATGCGCTTATAGCTCCAATTGGTTAGAGCAGCTCACTTTTAATGAGCGGGTTCTTGATTCGAATTCAAGTGGGCGTACAATAATGGCAAAAAGAGTTCCTATATAATCCCGTAAGGGGTTAGCCTTTTAAGCTAAATTTTACTCTTCGCTATTTTTATAAAAAGAAACTTCGTGTTTCGTATGGTGCGTTCGACTAGAGGCTTAGGTCGCCAGACTTTCAATCTGGTATGGTTCAAAAGAACTATCAGGGGTTCGAATCCCCTACGCACTACTCTTAGGACATAATTTAATGTGAAAACTAAGGTTCGACATATATATATATAATAAAGGGATTTATTATGATATGTAAAAAATGTGGAAAAGAATTTAAACCATCTAAAGGCTTGGTGAATTATTGTTCAATGACATGCAGAAATACTCATTCTCATTCAACGGAAACAAAACAAAAAATAAGGGAGGGAATTTTAAATTCTGATAAATTTTGGTTTAATGTACACAAACAGAAAGAATCTAGTAAAATAGATAAGATTTGTCCTGTGTGTGGTAATGTGTTTAAGGTGTTTCCCTCTAGAAAGGATATGATTTACTGTACTAGAAAATGTTATCTAGACGACCAACAATGTACATATAGAAAAACATCTGGTGGTCCTAGGAAGGGAAGTGGGTATGGTAAATCCGGGTGGTATAAAGGAATTTGGTGTGATAGTAGCTATGAATTAGTTTGGGTTATTTATAATCTCGAACATAATATTTCGTTTAAAAGAAATAAAAAAGAATTTTCATATATTTGGGATGGAGAAACACACAATTATATACCAGATTTTATTTTAAACGATGATCAGATTATTGAAATAAAAGGTTTTGTAAATGAACAAACTCAAGCTAAATTAGATTCCGTAACTGATCTTGTAGTGTTATATAGAAATGATTTAGATAAAGAATTTAATTATGTAGAACAAAAATATGGAAATAATTTTATAGAATTATATGAAGATAATCCGTATAAAATGAGAAATAATATCTGTAAAGAATGTGGAGAGCCAGCAATAAATGTGTATTGTTCTCAAAAATGTTCCATGATAGGAAATAGAAAATTAAGAAAAATATAAGAGCTCTGAAAGTGTGTAAAAGAAAATGGTATCGCAGCATATCGGTGTATGTTCCTCCCTGTCACGGAGTGAGATTTGCGGGTTCAAATCCCGTCGATACCGCCAGAATATGGCCCCTTAGCTCAGTTGGCTGGAGCACCTGATTTGCACTCAGGAGGACGTGGGTTCAAGTCCCACAGGGCCCACTCACATGTGGTTCTATAGATCTTTGAACGGAGAATTATTGCTATAAATGTATTTAATTCTGTTTAGTAAAAAAAATTATACGCGAAAACGTATACTGCTATCTATATAGTTTGGGATAGTATTCGGGTAATAAGAGGAGTTGGCACGCGCGCCCTTCCAGATGGTTATCGCCGGTTCGAATCCGGTATTATCCACTAAAAAGGTTCGATTTTTACATGGTCCAGATTTATTATAAAGGATTAAATATGTACACATGCGAAATATGTAATGAACAGTTTGAAAAATGGCAACAAAAAGCAAATCATGTTAGATACGAGTTCAAGGAACATATGAATTAAGAACATGTAAAATTTTAGATGCATGGAAAGATTAAAACAAATAAAAAATTGGGAATATACAACAGATAGAATTAGTTATTACGGTGAAGATGGTGAAACTCACATGTATCTTTTAGATTTTAAAATATTTACCAATGACAATAATTTTTATTATATTGAAACAAAAGGATACCAAACAGATAAAGATGTATTAAAATGGAAATCTGTTAGGGACCATGGTTACAAATTAGTAATTTGGTTCGAAGATGAAATAATTCAACAAGAAGTGATAGTTGCCAAGATGGTCAAGGTACCTGATTGAAATCCAGGAGATATTGGTTCGAGTCCGATCTATCACACTCATAACGGCCAGGTAGTTCAATGGATAGAACAGAAGATTACGGATCTTCAGATAGGCGTTCGACTCGCCTCCAGGTCACAAAAAATATTTGGTTTATTGAAATATTTTACTTACATTTACGTATGAATATGAATTTCACGAAACTCATCTTAAATGATGTATCGACAGTAACAGGTATATCATTATTAAAATTAAAAGGTAAAAAAAGAAATGATGAAATAGTAACTGCAAAAAAGATATTTGTTTTATTAGCAAAAACATTTACAGCTGACAGTTTTACAACAATTGGATCTTATATAAATAAGGACCATAGTATGATAAGTCATTATTTAAAAAATTGGAAAGAACTATATAATTCAAATTTTGATTTTAGAAAAATATATGATAAATTATATTACAATATAGCTATAAAACAAAAACTATATAAAGAAGGGTTATATAGATGTTCAAAGTGTAATAGCACCAATGTAATATCTTCAGCATGGATTGATATAAATTCAAATGAAGTAGTGCAAATTTCAGAAATAGGATTAAAATTTTGTAAAACATGCAATACAAATGTATCAATAAATAAAATTAATATTGAAAATGTAATATTTGAAAAAGAATTAGTTTCAATTTTGGCCTTGTAGTTCAACTGGATAGAATGTGTCACTTCGGATGATATGGTTGTGGGTTCGAGTCCTACCAAGGTCACTAAAATATAGTTCGACTCATTTCCTCACTCATAAAGTAAAAAGTTAAAAAAGTTTATTTATATATTTAAAAGATCATGGAAACAAACGATGTAATAAATATCACTTTAGTAAAAGATAATAAAGTTGGTGGATATACAATACATTCTAAGAATGTATTTAAAGATAAAACAAAAGAAGAATTGATTATAGCAGAAGGAGAAACTATATTAGATGCATTAAATCAATTTGAAAATACATTATATGATATAATAAAATTTTACGAAAAAGATTAATAATTAAAAATTAAAATTATGGTTTCAAAATATTGTGGTGGAGAAAAATGTGGAATTTGTTATAGAGCAGATCCACGAAAAGGAAAAGAAGTTCCCGCAGAATATAAAGTAAGTGAAGTTATTTTTGATGATGACCCAAATCGAGGGAGACATGAATATACTCAATATGTCTGTGCAAAATGTTTTGGAATGATAATGGGTTTTACACAATGAAAGTTAATAAAATAATTGTGCAGGGACCTATTTATTTAGCCAAGTCAAAATCAGCTATAAGCGTAGATAAGAACTGGAGAGGAAATTCACGATCACGAGGCCGTTATGTTTTTAATGGTGAAATCATTAATGTAAGAGGCAATGTATTAAACGGGATTATCTTGGTGCCTGAGGATGCTGATAGAAAATCTATACAAAATATACATGTTGCTAATCAATTTCATTGTAAAATGCATTATGCGTATATACAAGATGAATCTATTTCATTTTCAGATTTTGCAATGATGTATGCTCATTTTCCAATTGAAATTATGTTGAAGATTAATATTAAAAAATAATAAATGAAAAAAGATTTTGAAAAGTTTGCACTGGACAGAGGTGTTAGCAGTTTAAGTATGCATAATTTTACTTCAGCATACAACAGCTATATATCACCAACCATTATTGAGGAACGCCAATTGAATGTTGCATCTATGGATGTATTTTCAAGGCTTATGATGGATAGGATTATTTTCCTTGGAACTCCTATTGATGATTATGTAGCTAATATCATACAAGCACAATTGATTTATTTAGATTCAGTAGATCCGGCTAAGGATGTGCAGATCTATATTAATTCACCTGGAGGTGGAGTGTATGCAGGATTAGGTATATATGATACAATGCAATTTATTACGTGTGATGTAGCTACTATTTGTACTGGTTTAGCAGCATCAATGGCTGCAGTTTTATTAACTGCTGGAGAAAAAGACAAACGGTCTGCATTAAAACATTCGAGAATAATGATTCATCAACCAATGGGCGGAGCAGATGGTCAAGCTTCAGATATTGAAATTTCTACTCGTGAAATATTGAAACTTAAAAAAGAATTATACGATATTATTGCAGATCACTCTGGTAAAAAATATAAAGAAGTCGAAAAAGATTCTGATAGAGATTATTGGATGACATCTATAGAAGCGAAAGCTTATGGTATGATTGATGACGTTTTACAACGAACTGATGTAAAAGTTAAATAACAAACAGGAACCTTAGGGTTCCTTTATGCCTCGGTAATTCAACTGGATAGAATGTGTCACTTCGGATATGGTTGTGGGTTCGAGTCCTACCAAGGTCACTAAAATATAATTTTCAATTTTTTGCCTCCGTAGCTCAGTTGGATAGAGCACAAAATTTCTAATTTTGTGGCCGGGGATTCGAATTCCTCCGGAGGTACACATTAAAAACTCGAACTGTATATACTTATTTAT